AATCTAGCTTGAGTTAGTTCTAAAAATCTAGCGACACTACTTATATCTGCATTAGCTTGAGCTTGTGATAATGGCGAAACAGACCTTATTTTTACTTGTCTGCCATTTAAAGTAGGAATTTTAATTCTATTTTGCTTTTTTAAAATATGGACAACTCTTTGAAGAACTGGCTGAACCAACTCAGCTTGAAGCCTACCAAAAGCAGATCCTATACGTCTACTTAGGTCAGCCATTCTTTCTGCGATTTCAGTAGCTGTTGCTGGCGTTCTATCTGGATTCCCAAGCATATCATTATACAATGCCTTTTTAATATTCAATCTCATATCAGATAAAATAAGATTAGCTACATCAAATGATCCAGCAGCTTGAACTGGTTGCAATCCAGCAGAGTTAGGAGCTTTAGGAATAACAGTTCCCGGCACTAAGTTAATTGTGTCAGGGTTGATAACTCCATCATCATCCATTTGGTACACGCCAGATATTGCCATTTGAGCATTTTCTAAAACAAGTTCTATTGTTAAGTTGGTAGTTTTAATTGCACTTAATGCGTTAATAAGTGGACCTCGTCCATAAACAGCTCCTGGATCTTTACTCCAACGAAAACATATAAATGGGTTACTTCCGTTCCCTTTAAACTTTTCTTTTTTTATTACGCATTTTGTAGTTAATTCAAAAACATAACATAAAAAAGCATCTTCATTTATTACAGAATAATCTCTACAAACAACTTCTAGTATTTTTGATTCATTGTCAGGATTTGTTTTTATAGCATTTTGTATTTTTGGTATCATATCCATATTTTTATAAACAATAGGAATATGACCAAAAGGCATAGTTCTTTCTCTAAACACATGATCGACCATATCATCAGGTCCGACATCAAGAACAACATGAGGTAAAGGAAGTGCAGTAAACTTTACTGGATTTACAGCATCACCCTCTGCAACATGAAGAACCCCAGTTCCAACAGCAAGATCCATAAAAGATTCGTGAACCTCTTGTGCAAAATTAGAATTTTGTATTACTTCAAAAACATAATCAGTAACTTCTTCAAGATCGTTATTAATAGATTCTCTGCTTTCTTTCTGAACTTCACTACCAGCAGTAAAGTCAGCCCATCTAGCAAAGTTAGGGACTAATCCTGATTGAAGTCTGGAAGCAAATTCTTGTACTCCAACAACAGCAGTTTCATCAAAGATTCTTTCATCTCTTCTTTCACCTCTTGAAGTTGTATAAAAAGTTTCACGCATAGGAAGTGCGTATTCATAGCACTCATTAAACAGAGGTTCCCACCTTTGCCGTATTGATTTGGCTTTTTCATACCTTTTTAAATATGTTGAAAGAAGTTTATCGTTGTCGTTTGGGTCTAATTGAGAATACATAACTGCCATTAGTTATACACCTTATCTAAACATAAGTGGATTTCTATAACCTATCCCACCAGAACCACTTGTGTATAAAGCTTTCCTACCTCTTCTTCCTCTCATTACTGTAGAGCCAGCTTTATTTCCAACTTCATAAGTAAGTTGAGTTTTGATAGGTGTATCTTGCGTAACCTCTTTTTCAAGAGCTTCTTGTCTACGTTCAACTTTTTTTGCTGTTTCTTCTTTTTTTTGTTCTTTTTGTTCTTCTGTAACAGTTGGGCTTACTGGTTCAGGTTTAGAACTACCACCTCCAAAACACATTTCGACCTCCTACAATCTATTCCAAAAACTTGTCTTATTTCTATTAATAGGCGATCTTGCAAAAATATCAAAGCCTTTTCTTGCATTGAAAGCCTTTACTGGTTTTTGACCAGACATTAAACTTCTACCCTCTCCAGCACCTAACATCAAGTATTGAAGAGCATCATGGACATGAGAGTACATATTTTTCTCAGGTTTATCGTCATATCGTTCTCCTGATACTTGCATACGTCTATAGCAATAACCACCTTGAAACCCTTTAATTAATTGAGGACATCTCCTATCAATCATAAAAGCTGGTTTTCCATCTGCCATCTTATTTAGTTGAGAAGATACAGACTCTAATCTTAAATCGACACTATTGCTTGGAGCTGGAACTGCCTTTAATCCAGCACCCCTTAGTATTTGAAATGGTGTGGATTCATCTGTCTGTGCCCTAAAATCTCCTGCTGGATCTCCATAGATATACACATCAAGACCATTAAACCTAGAAGATATTTCCTGTCTAAGTAATTCTGAAAATCTTACTATACCCATATCAATAGCGACAATCTCAGATTGAATTAACCAACGACCTCTTACTTTTTGACCAAATACAGCAGAGGGAGTAAGACCAAAATCAATTCCAACATACAAAGGAACACCCATAGCTATTGGGATTTCTTCTTGAGCTATATGCGTTTCCCCAAGAAACTCAGGATATACTGGCTTGCCTTCCTGAATCATTCCCAACCTATTCATTACATAGACATCAATCCAACTTTTAGTCTTACCTCGTATAAGGTTTGGGTAATAAGTATCTAAAATGTTTATAACATTCTCAGCTTTTTTATTCATCTTATACCCTGACACTTCTCCTTTATCATCTAATTCTTCACTCATAGCTGGAGGTTGAGTGTAGAAAGACCAGTTATCAGGTTTTACTAACATAGTAGCTTGTTCTCTTGGTATATGATCTGGTATTGGAACTTCCCCAGCCATAATAGCCCACCAATGATCTTCTTCTGGTGCGTTAGTATCGCAGATAACACCTGACCAACTAGCACCACCCTCTCTCATACTTGGGAATCTACCGACACGCATAGTACACGCATCAATAATACTTTTCGGAATCTCTCTAGCTTCGTTGACCCATACACCAGTTAGCTCAAGAGATAAAAGTTTCTTTACATCTTCTGGTCTGTCAAGAGCCAAAAAGATAACTTCAAGGTCTATATCCCCTTTTTTAATGTGGTGAGTATAAGGTACTGACCAATGAAAGTTTCCCCAATCATCTTCAGGAAACCAATCAAGCCAAGTCTTTATAGTTGTTGTTCTGAGTTGTGGGTTTGTATTTCTAATAACAGCCCATCTCGATCTCCGAACACCATCTTTATTTTTCTTTTGTTCTAATGCTCTTCTAAATACTTCAACACAACAACCAACTGACTTACCAGATCCAACTGGACCTCGTATACCACGAAAAAAATTTTGATCTTTCATAAAGTCTTTAAGAATTTTTCCGTCTGGTTTGTACTTAAAGTCTATCACTACATTCTATCTATGTTGTAGTCTCTTCCTACTTTCTTGAGCTTGTCTAAAGTCTCAGGGAGTAAAGAAGAAATAAATTTATCGGCTTCTCTGTCAGTAATAAAATCTTTAGGGTAGTATTTAAGATGTACGTTCTTAACCACCACCCTTAAAAGATTTCTGTCCTCTTTCGAAAGTTTATGTTCGAAAGACATAGTAGATTACTTTTTCTTCATTCTAAGAAAAGCGGCAAGGGTCGGTCGTTTAATCTTTCCTTGCTTGTGTGCTTTCTTTACTTCATCCATAGTAACTGCCGCATAAGTTTCTTTGCCAAATTTAAATGTACTTTTTCCTTCTTTACGAGCTTTTCTAAAAGCTTCCTTAAAAGTCTTTGGCTCAGAGCTATCTTTCTTAGGTTTAGAAGAAGATTTTTTTACGCCTACACCAGTACGCTGACTTGTAGTTAGACCTTTAGTACCAGCTTCTTCTTTCTCTCTTTTAATCCTATCAGATTTAGCTGAAGAAAATTCATTAGCTCTTGCTTTAGCATCTTTAATTGTTTGTCTTTTAGAAGCAGCCGTCATAGACCCAGTCTGCCTTTTAGCTTCAGCTTCAGCTTTTTTCTTAGTTAATATTTTTCCAGCCTGACCACCAGATCCCTTTGGTGAAAAATCTTTTAGCTTTTGAGATTCAGCCATTGACTTAGCAATTTTACCTCCACCTTTCGGTGCATCCTCATAAAGCTTTCCTTTACGCATACGACTCTCACCAGATTGTCTGTCTCTTGAAGCTTTACCCTCTTTAATACGTCTATTTTCTGCACTTGTTTTAAAGAGTGGACTAGTCTTAAACCCCTCAACAATCATCTTCAATCCCGGCAAACTATCCATTAAAGATTTTTTCTTCTTCTTTTTCTTTTCTTCAGCCATTTATTTACTCCTTTGGTTCTGGATTCTCACCCACTAGATTTATTTGAACTCTTCTTACGTTTACTCACACCTTTAGCTTTGTTCTTAGCTTTAGGTTTACTTTTAATAGATTTCTCTTCTTTTAATTTAAGCTCCTCTTTCCTTTTGTTGTGAAGAAGAACAGATGCTAATACAGCTACCCTCATAATTGCACCTTTCAGAGTTAAAAATATTTTAGAGATAATCCACATAACTCTATCCTTACCATCAACCCAATAACCTTGTCGAGCTTTTTTTAGCTAAAAATGTTAGTGAAGGATCTCTCTTATATGTGGGGGTCTCGGTTTTCCCCCTACCCCTCCTTCTGTAACTCTCTTGTGAGGGACGAACTGGTGTTTGCGTTTGGGTCTCTGTTAAGAGAGACAAATGCAAAGAAAAGAATAGGTTTGCCG